TTACTTCGAGTTTTGTAGAGCCACCTGTTTGTAGCTTTAGCGACCCCGTACCGTTATCGTTGATTAAGCTATCTGAAGCATCATGATAAATCTCAAGATCCTGACTTGTACCAAGTCTTAACTTTACGTTGTCAGGAAAATCGAGATTTGCAGTGGTATCGAGAGTAACATTGCGATTGCCTATTTCAACTTCGATAGCTGTGCCAGAGGGAGGTGCAGTACTAAATGTAAGAGTAGTTCCGCTTACAGTGTAGTTTGATTTTGACTGATATACGCCGTCGATAAATACACGAGTATTATTTTCATCACCTGGATCGAGTGTAAGAGTAAAAGCAGTAGTAGAGTTGTTTCCAGAAAAAGCATCTACAGTCACGTTTCCATCACTAATCTTTTTCTTGAAAGCAAAGATTTGAAGATAATCATCTACAGCGGCCGCTGACGCAAGAGTTATTAAAGCACCATTTGTAGCAGTATAATCTGTCTCGGGATCGAGAAGAATACCATTAAGAAATACTTGTATAGCACCTACTTCATAAGATAAAAAATCACTGTTATCATCATTTCCAGAAAAAGCAGTTTGCGAAGCAGTAGCAGTATAAAGATACTCTACAAATATAGCATCGGCAGGAGTAAGACCTGAGCCTAACTCAACAATGCTTTCGGTACCTCCCACATTTTTCTTGATGTACATCTTGCCATCATAGGTATTGATAGCAACTTCACCAAGTTCAAGTTGTGAGGTAGTAGGTGTAGCGCCCGCAGTTGCGGAACGCCTTAATTTAATAGTCTGCGCCATATGGCTCCTCCGTTACGGGCGTATATACGCCAAAGAGTTTTTTTAGAATGTGCCGCCGTCCAGCGTGTTTGCCCAAGAGGCTACACCAGAAGTGTTCATGCTTAATATATAATCAGAGGCAGTCGCATTTCCGGAAGGCTTGACAAGTCGTGTGTACCCAGCATTTGAAGCAGCGCCTATAAGAAGATCGCCTACTGCTGTTGCTGTAATACCTTTAATACGTACTGTATCTGAAGCAACTTCAAGAGTAATATTGTCGTCGTTTAAGTCAATTCGATTGCCTGACTTAGAAAGAGCATCTCCAGCAACGATTTGACCCGCACCCGAGAATTGAGAAACAGTAAGAGCAGTCGTACCAAGAGTAGGAGCACCATTATGTGTAAATACGTAGCCGTTTTCTGCTCCTATAGTACCTTGCTCTACAAAGGTGAATACACCTCCAGTCATTTCAGCGGAAGCATTTGCGTCTTCTGCTCGAGTAAGTACCCAAGCGGTAGAACCGTCACCTACAGTAGTAACTACATAAATACCGTTCTCTGCGGCCGTAGACTGGTCTTTTACAAGTACTCTATCCGCAGAAGATACTGTAATACCATCTAATTGTAAAGCAGCATTTGAACCAGAGTTTGTGAGAGTTCCTCCCGCATTATTATAGGTTGCTGAAAGATTTGCAGTGGTTGCTACTGTTACGGAAGCTTTTACGTCGAGCGCTTGTTTGATTGCATCTACGTATTCTTTAGATACCAGAGATGTTGCTCCGAACCCCGCGCGATCCTTATATCCTGAAGGTACTGTTACTGTACCTGAACCGTTTGGAGAGAGGATTAAATTACCATTACTATTAGTAGTAGAGATTGTATTCGTATCTACGCGTACATTATCTACATCTAATTGTTCTAAGCCTGCTATTGAAGCTGTTGTGGCCCCTAAAGTAAGAGTAGAGCTACCTAAAGTAATAGTTGCAGCATTAATAGTTACAGTATTATTTGTAACTGCAGTGCTTAATCCGGTTCCGGCTGAAAAGGTTAAAGTATCTGAAATAAGAGATACGGTGTCCGTACCGCTATCGCCAGCAATATCAAGTTCAGTAGAAATTGTAGTAAAAGCAACTGCGCCGCTACCGTCTGTAATAAGGGCTTGGCCAGTACTTCCATCAGAGGTGGGGAGTGTATAAGCCCCGGAAAACTCTACTTGCTGAGAAAATTTAACTCTCTCTGCTGAGTTAGTTGTGTCGAGAGTAATATAGTTATTAGAGCCTTCACTAATCGTTAAAGCAGTACCAGAATTATCAATTAACTTAAATTCAGTAGCTTGACCACTTAGATCAACAGTACCTGTAGTAAGTACTAGATTACTTGCAGGGTTTAAGGTAAGGTCCCCTGAAGAAGTGTCAATATGACTAGTGGTGTTATTAATTTGAATAAGACCAGTAAGTAACTTATTTACTTTACTGTTTGAGTCTACTACAATCGCACTACTAGCAGTAAGAATACCTGCTGTATGGTCGAGCATGTCGACATAGACTTTACCCCCGATAGCTACTACAGCATTATCTGCTGGAGCACCAATAAATAACTTATCACTATTATCGGAATATGCTAACTCACCCGCAGTAAGAGTACTGGGTGCGGCAGTAGTTGTACTGCGTTTGATTTTGATTGTTTGAGCCATTTAAAGTCTCCGGTTAGCCTTAAAAGGCTCCTGCGTCAAGCGTGTCAGAATCATCAGTAGCCGCACCTACAATTATAGGGACCCACTCGAATACATTTGTGCTTGTCTCGCGATATACTTTTAACTGATTATCATCAGTATCGTACCACGTATCTCCTTCTGAAATTGTGGATACTCCTCCTAATATACTTCCAGTAGGAGGTTCATCAGAACGAAAATTTTGATCTGCAAGTTGCTTTAAAGCATCTGTAACATTAGTTGCAGTGATAGTATTGTAAGGTGCAAAAACAACATTATCTGCATCCATAAAATTAATAGGAATAGCAAAGTTATTCACAGTAATGGTAGTATTATCTGGAGTTAAATTAACAGATATAGCATTAGTATTAGATATAGCTATATCTGTTACTTCTTCTGTAATCGTTACTTCAGTTACATTACTCATTTTCTATCTCGTGACTTCTTGGTTTAAAGTAACCTTTCCTTCGAGAAGTCTTTTTACAATAGCATCGCTTCCAGTATGAACTTCGAGATCATAAAAGTACATACCTGCTTCCATCGCAGAGGAAGTAGTTGCTGGAAGCTCTACTTTTAGAGTACCTCCAGAAGCATTTACAATAGTACAAGTAAACGTACCCGCCACTGTAGAAGATGTCTTAGTAGGGCGCATTTGAGCCCTAGCAGAGTAGCCAGTAAGGTCTTTGGCGGAACCTGACTCCTTAATAGCTAAATCAATAGCGAAAGTCGATCCCTGGTCAATCACTAAGTCATAGTTTGCTGCACTCATTAAATTCTCTCCATTGTGAAATTATAGCAAATAGGACATACGTAGTCAAGAACTATTTTTTAGAAGGTCTATTCTTATAGTAGTCCTATCTTGACTCGTATTGTGCCGCCGCTATCTCGTATAACAATTTTACCTGATGCATCAAAGTATATTCCTTGAGAAGTAGAACTAGTTCCATTATTTGATACTGCTATATGGTTTGCATTAATTACATTCGCATTTATCATACTTGCGTTAATTGTGTTTGCATTAAGAACGTCTGTAATTAAAGTACCTGTTTTCTCTATGTCTATAAAGCCGTTACCATCTACACTGATTAAGCTTGCAGCAGCAACTTTTACGCCTCCCTTAACACTAGCGCTGGCTGTGGGCAGACTGTACGTAGAGCCTTGAGTATCGGCAGAGAGTACTCCATTACTAATACTTAATCTAGCTCCTACTTTTATTCCGCCTAAAACTGATGCTGTTGCCGTAGGTACAGTTGAAATATAATTATTACCGTTTGTTAGCTGATTATTATTAGTAATATAGTTAGCATTAGTAGCGCCTGTATAGCCTAAGTTAGCAAGAGTTAATGTACGAGTTCCCATTGATGTTATTACACCATCAGTAACATAAATATTATCTATTATAGTAGAACCCGATGTGTTAATATCAGTATCGGTGCCAATGATAGTATTTCCTGAGCTAGTTACATAACCGGCAGAAGCATGATTCCCCCAACCATATGCAGTATTCCAGTTCGTTGAGTTGCCACTAGTTGCAGAAAGTACTCCAGTTATAGTCACACCCGTAGATGAGGTTTCAAATTTACGCACACCATTATGATATATACTAACTGCTCCATTTCGAGCAGCGTAAAGGGCCCATTCATTATCGGTGTCATTATAAATACCGGCGGCGTCTGCACCGTTTGACATAAAGACCCAGTCGTCACGAATTGCATATCCTGCCCAAGTTACTCCTCGATCATCATCAACTTTTATGGTACCGTAATTCCCTGTAGCCGTATCAATGTAGCCAAGAGGAGTGCTAGCTGACTGATACCCTGCACTTGCGTGATTCCCCCAACCATATGCAGTATTCCAGTTACTCGAAGTGCCTCCACTCGCTGTTACTACACCCGAGGTCCATATTCCTGTCCCAAGAGCAGTATATGTTGTTCCGTTTGACATTAAAAGAAGTTGATGGCCTAATCCTGCTTTTGCTTGAGGATTTGAACCGCTGTAAGAATAATCGGGGTTATAAGACCACGCTAACCCATAAAGATTACCTGCAGCCCCACTTTCATCAAGTCCATTAGAAGGAAGATTATATGCAGTACCCATACTCCATACATGTTGATATCTTGTTGGGCTGTATACTCCATAAACACCCATACCATAATCACTTGCGATTAAGGCCTTTTGGGTGTTCATTGTTAATTGGCCGGTAAATGTATCTGCAGTATCTGAACGTAAGAAAGAGGCAGCATGAAGGCTATCTACCGTATCAGCATCATGGACTTGTATTGCTCCGTATGTGCCTGAAATATCTCCGCCGAATGCGGTAGTAGTTCGCAAAACTGTACTATCTACAGCCACAGAATCAGCTGCTACTGAAATACCGCTTCCTGCACCTATATTTAAAGTAAGAGATGCTGATCCAGAATTAACTGTACCGCCCCCAGTTAGGCCAGCACCTGCTCCGATTGCTATTCCTGTAATGTCACCAACATTAGTAGTATACCCAAAACTCTGTATTTTATCCTGAATAGCTGCTGCAGTCATTAATACAGAGTTAGAATCTGAGAAACCTTCAGAACTTGTCTGAAGAGTAGCGTTCGCAAAATGAGAAGTAGTTAATCCAGATACAGTTACAGCATCGCTTACAATCGCAATACCAGTACCTGCATTTACATAAAGGCTACCCCCAGACTTTCCTAAGCCGTTGCCCGCTGTAATCGCTGCTTGAGCTCTTGCAGTGGTAAAATATAAGTTGCTTGTGCCTTCTGATAGATTATCAGTAGTCAAACCTACAAGAGAACTCGGAGTACCTGTTACATCGCCAACAAAAGTTCCAAAGAAAGTACCTGCTTGAACTCTTTCACTCCCAAAAGTCCAGCCCGCAGCATAGTTTCCTGATTCACCTACGTTAGTCTCTTTCCAGATAAAGTTTTTATTACTAGAACTTCCTCTCTCTACTTCTATACCTGCGTCTTCAGAAGGAGTACCTGTAGCATTACTATTTAAGAGAATCTTATTATCTGCAATATTGACAGTTTCACTATTAATAGTAGTTGTAGTTCCTGTTACGCTAAGATTTCCTTGCACAGTAACGTTGGTACTAAAAGTCTTGGCTCCTCCGATTGTTTGAGTACCAGTTGTACGAACCACAGTACTATCTACAGCTACAGAATCTGTTCCTATACTAATACCGCTTCCTGCTGTGATTGAGAAGTTTCCGGAAGAGTCTTTAGCAATACCTGCTCCTCCCGTAAATAAATTTCTAATCTCAGTAGTAGAAGGACCAGTGTAAGTAAATACTCCAGTAGAGGAAGCATAGCTAAAAGAGCCTAATCCTCCTAGATCTGAGTGACTTATCAAACCTCTAATATCGGCCTCAGAGGGGCCAGTATAAGTATATTGGCCTGTAGAAGTAGTATAGCTAAAAGATCCTAAACCCCCATTGTCGGCAGCTGACATAGCGGCTCTTACTCGAGGTGTTGTATGATAGAGATTAGTTCCTTCTGTTAGATTTGTAGTTGTTTTTGTCCCAAAACGAGTATCAAACCGTCCATCAGTATAGTAAAGATTTGTACCCTCTGTAAGATGCGTTGTGGTTCTTCCCGAGAAATCTGTATTAAAACGTGCAGTTGTATAATAAAGATTTGAAGAGCCTTCAGACAGAGCATCTGTGTCAGGATGAACAGCATTTACACGGGCATCTGCACGAGTATTGGTAAAGTATAAACGTGTTCCTTCTCCAATATTTGATGTTGTCGCATCGACACTAATAGTAGCTTCTGAACTGCTTACAGATACATTTAGTCCTGTAGTGAAGTTCAGAGAAGTAACATTAGTACCTTCTTCATTACCGTTCTCTTTTATACTAGGTATTCCGGAAGGGGCCTGTACAGTACTAGTAGGGTCAATATTTACTCCTGAAAGAGTAAGGTCGGTTCCGTCCCACAAAATATGCTTTGAAGCGCTACCAAATACGAACTTTCCGTTATCCAAATCAATGTGAGCGCCCTTCTCATTTCCGGAAGGAGCAGAGTTTGCGTCCGGTATTGAGTTAGCTCCATAATTTTTCATTGTTCCAGCAGTAATATTTCCAAGATTTGCTGATAGAGCAGAGAGGCTGTTTGTAGAAATGTCTGTAGCAGCAACACTTGTTGCATTTATAAGAGTAGCGACAATCGAGTTTGCCGCAACAGAGTCTGCTGTTACTGCACCCGCTGCAATCTTATCTGCTGTGATAGCATCTGCTTCAATGGCTTCTGCTTTAATTTCACCTGCTGCAATATGGTTTGCGTTAATTACATCAGCGCCTACGTGAATTGCTTGAATAGAATTAGTAGTAATCTCGTTTGCAGTAATCTGGTTAGCTGCGATCTTGTCGGCTGTGATAGCATTTGCGAATATCTTATCAGTAGTAATACTTCCAGTGACTACTAAGTCCCCATCAATTACTTCTGCTTGCTGTTGCCAAGCGCCGCCATCATAAGTCCAAGCACCTTGTCCAGTATGATTAGCTTCTGTTCCTTCGAAGAATATGGCTTGATCCCCTACGACAGCAGCCCCTGGACGGTTTGTCCAGTTTGTGTCCCATGCTGTTTGTGCGGCTGCAGATGTGGTAGGTAATGTAGTAACAGAAACTTGCCATCTACCTGCGCCTCGCTTACCTTTGGTACTGAGAAAGAACTCTATTGCGTATGAACCTGAGTTCCCTTTTTGAACCTGAGCTAAAATAGCATCTTCACCAAAGTCAGGGTCTAAAGACTGCTTCATAGCAAACTTGCTAGCATACGTTCTTGTAGAACTCTTTGTGATATAGAGCTGAGTATCACTTATTACTTCTGCTACTTCAAAGTAGTCTGAAGTTGTTGCTTGGGTTCCTACTGTACTGTTATCAGTAATTTTTATTAAACCACCCTCAGTAAACTGAGTTGTAAAAGCAGTGCCTGACCCCGTTACTAGAGTGCCCCCGGCAGTTACAGATACAGTGCCCGAAGTTGAAGATAGACCATTATTAGTAGCTCCAACCTCTTTAAAATAATTAATATTTGTTTCTTGATTGGAAATATCTTGAGCAACACTATCAGTGTGTACCTGAACCGTTTTCCAAGGATTAGCAGGGGCAGTACTATGATCATAATACAAGTATGCAGTAGTGTTATTTGCCATACTGCTGAAGTTAATTTCTTTCTGAGCAGTAGTAGGAGAAGATATGCCTAATACATATGTAGAGGGTGCAATATAACTATAATCCGTGTCTTCGAATATAACCTTACCACTAACATAGTTAAAGTCTAAACTAGTAGTTAAAGTGCCTCCTCTAGGAATTTTAGTTACTCGACTTAAATTAGGTGGAGGAGAAACAAGATTTCTGTTTGCAATATTCCACTTTGATTTTGCTCCAGTGTCTGAAACGGTACGGATCTTTACCGTGTACTTACCCGCTGTTACATTCGGCACCTTAACATTAGTTATTCCGCCTGGAGTTACAATCTCAGAAAAACCACCTTCAATACGTCCATCAGTAAAGTTATGATGAATTTCGAAACGACTAGTAAATCTATAGTCTCTTTTTGTGGAGTTTCCTGCCGTATCAATAAAGTCTTCTTGAGGATTAGACCACGATATAACTGCCTCGACAGAAGTTTCCGCCGAGTCAATAGCTGCGGACGCCGAAGGTACCAACTCCATAGAAATATTCTCAGGATAAGGAATTATTGCGGTGCTATTTGATTGAGTAGAGTAATCGGGTACTTCTACCTTACGGAAGGAATCAACCCCGCCGTATTTATCTACAGATACCTGAGTGGCGGCTATATTATATTTTTCTGTCGATCCTTCTTCTGCTATTGCTGCTACTCTGAATATTTTTACTTCCGCGGTAGAGTACTCCTCTGCCGGTCCAATAGCCCATATAACGTCGGAGTCAGGATAAGAAGTAAAAGCTGAATTAGGTATAACTCCAGGAGAGGTACCTATATCAATAGTACTTCCTCCAGAACTATTATTTATCTTTCTTTTTTCTACTCGAGTATTCTCACTAAACTGAGTAATTACCGCATTACCACTATCATCAACTAAATTTGAGGCAGCTGCAGCAGTTGAAATTAAGCCACCCCCTGCATCGGAAGTAATTAACTCACCTCGACTATAGTCCACTCCATTTATTGTGACATCTGCATCTTGTGCTAAATAAGTTCCCGCATCAGGATAGATAAGGTATAAAATATGAGACTGGTTTTGAACATACCCTGTAAGAGTTATCTCTCTATCAAGATAAATAGTTCCGGGAGATATTTCTTGTACATCATGAACTCGTCCGCTAGATATGATGTTATCCGCATAGTGGTCTTGTATATTGAAAAAGTCCCCTGGACGTAAAAAAGAAGCATTTATACCTGTTATAAAAGAAACTAGTTCTGTTTCTTTTGTATCTGTAAGAAGATGCCACATTCCGACCCGTCGGGCTTGGCCTTCAGAGGTACAACCAAAAGCAACTACATCTTTTGAGACTATTCTTTTCTGGTCAATTATATTAGCAGTGTCTTCTACAGTAAGTATTGTTTGCTTATATTCTTCTGCAGGATTGCTCCAAGATACATTTATTTGGTTTATACGAGCACGCTGACCTGTGTATGTATAATTAAACATACCGTCCTCTACATTACCATTAGTAAATGTATATACAGCTTCTTTTAAAGTGTCTTGAATAGGAGTAATATGTCCATCAATCCAATACATCATGCCTCTAAAAGCTGATGCGAGGTCCTTCAGTACTTTGTACGCCTCTTCCTGTTTGCGAAAGTATACGTTACAGGTAAATCGAGGTTCTAAGCCACCTTTCCCGTCAGGAACAAGTTCATCACAATGACGTGCTATTTGATATAAAGCATACTTATCAATATCAGATTCGTATAGAAACTCCCCTAAACCAACATCTTTATCAGTAAGCATATCATAAAAAATCCAAGCTGGATTATTAGAGTATACTTTAGGTATATTTTTAACAGGAGTATTAGAGAGCTGATCTCCTCTAAAAGTACCGTCCCAGTTCACGTAAGAATTAGTATCTGCTCCAGTAGTCTTGTTACGTGTATATTTAGCCTCATTAGTACCGGTCTCTTCTCGCGTAAAGTAGTTTGAAGGTACTTTTACCTTTTTGCCTCGAATATGATATGCTCTAGAGGGAGGACTACTGAAATCTTCCGCTGAGAAACCTACTACGGCATAAGCAGAAAGAGGAAATCTTAGCTTTTCTTCTACAATAGCTTCTGCTGTTTTAAGACCTGCCATTCCTACAAAAGTGTGTTGGTCCACAGTATAGTCTTTGGAAGACTCTGGGGACATTCGTTTAATTCCTATTCTCCAATCATTAAGAGGCTGATACGGACGAAGATCTATTTCCCACTCTTTTAAAAATTTTACTTTCTGAGACGTTTTAGTAACGAGACCACTAGTTACTCCCGTGTTAGATCTTCGAGTGCCAGTCCCTCCATAGAAAGTTTGGGTATGTGTTTTATATGAATTACTCCATGAAGGCACATTAGAATCAAAATTTGCGCCACCATAGTCTCTTCCTGCTATTAAAACAGGGGTGTATGCGGAGGCATTGGGGTCAATTTTATACTCTAAAACTATTTGAAACTCTGCGTAGCCAGTTCGATCTTTTCCCTCGTCGGTAGTAAAGTGTATACCCCCAGGAAACTCTACTGCTAAGATTACTCTATCGACTTCTTCTTTTGTATTTTGAGTGAACGAGAACGCACTAGCATTAATATAATAAGTACTCTGACCACTAGAAGGGTCGTTTGAAGTATGCCATTTGAGTTGGTGGTTTGGTTGTATCATATAAGAAGCGGCGGCTTCAGTGCCGGGCATATCATGAGCAGGCTGATAGCGAGTACCTGGGTATACAATTGCCCCAGAGTTTTGATAATTTCTTTTTGATACTCCAGTGTTATCAGTATTTACCAGGACGGCTGCACTAAGAATAGCGTCTGTAGTAGTAGCGGATCTAATAGGCGCAGTTTCGACCACACATGTAGTAGCGTTAGTTATTGATGAAATTTTTGTAACATGATCTATCTCTACGGCGGTTCCAGAAGCAGCTTGCTTAGGCAAAGGAGGATAAATGTAAGCACCATTATTAGTACCACTTCCCTCGCTAGTAACTTGGGTAATAACAGCTATATGATCTTGATTATCTGCGCCAGCACCTGCTATTCTTACTAAGTAAATAACTGAGTCATATATCGAAACAAGAGCACCTGGAGACCCCACCTTAGCCGCCATAGCAGGAGAAAAGACATTATTACCTGCTATAATTAAAGCGTCATTTTCTTTGGCAATAGCTGCTAGAGTTCCATTATTACCGGCTCCTTTAATTTGTAAATATCGTGCGTTTTCCGTAATATCACTTGTAGAAATATTTGTAAAAATACCTGTTCCTTGCGGATCAACTAAATTAGATATAGTAGTATTTGAAGCAACTGTAGTACAGCTGCCTTGAATTGGAAGTAGCTTTTTAGACTCAGCACCACCATCTACAATAGAGGTTCCATTAAAGTAAACTCCGGATAATCCACCTACTACACCTTCAATTTCTCCAGCGCATAATAGATCGTAGACTATAGCTCTTTGCTTTTCATACTGTCCGCCTCTTGAAGCATTGCCTAAGTTATTCGCAGCATTGATAGCGTTATCTATTGTTTCTTGTTCAAACATTTATATCTCCGTTTATTTTAGCTTAAAGTAAGGGCCATCGCTTCCTGCGTTTACAGATCCTGCACCAATTCCACTTCCACTACCCGTGGACCCCATTCCTCTAAACGACACCCCTACAGGTGCTCCTCCAATTCTTAATTCGCCATAACATACAGGTATTGGCATACCTTGCTGTACTGTATTTACGGGGCCGTTAAATAAGTATCCCTCATTTTGTTTCTTATCTGTCTCAGGGCCCGGAGCCAGAAGCTGACTAATACCTCCCATAGCTAAATTTACGGCTAGCATAGCTCCCATCGTTGTGGCAAATCCAGCAAGTCCAGTAGCAGTAGCAGTACCAGTAAAAGCAGCTCCTATAGCTTGAAAAAATCCACCAGCAGCAGCACCACCAGTTAAACCAATAACTACAATTATAGCGATTGCTGCAAGAATCTTTGCACCTGCTGACTTGGCTCCTGCAGGTACTTCGGTAATAATTATATCTTCATCGTTTAGGCTCAGAAAAAGTTCTTCTTCGCTCTCTAAAAACTCTTGTCCTCGTCGAATCTCATAACCTACTCCAGCGTCGGCTGCTCCTATTAAATGCTGACGAAATCCAGGTGTTTGACATTCAATTAACTTAAAAATGTCACGAATATTATTGCAATTCGTTTCCCAGTTTTCTCCAAACTTTGATATATTACCTATTAGTTTAACTTTTTGCATAACGTATAAATCTCGTTTTATGTTTAATCCACATGGGATGTAAGCTTTCTCTGCAGGACAATCTGTTTACTGCATGGTGTAAAAAAATATCTTCTCCGAGATAAATTCCACAATGGTTCTCTACATTGCAAAATACTTTGAATAAAATTCCATCTCCAATTTCAGGTTCCTCAACTTCTTCAAACCCAAAATTCTCAAGTAAGTCTCCAAAGTAATCTAAACCTTGGTCCCACCAGTCGTCTTCAAATTGTATTGTTGGTAAATTTATATTAAATTCTTGAAAATAATAATCTCGTACCAAACTATAACAATCCGAAGTTCCAAAATTATAATCTCTTCCAAGAAGTTCATTACTTAATTTTTTAGGAATATACTCATGCTTTTCAAAGTCCGGTACTGAGTATATAATATAAGGTATTCCTAAAAAATCACTTGCTTTTTTATCCGCATCGCTTGGCTCACAGGAAAAATCAGGGTGACTATGAACTATTGCGTATATATCTCCTGACAGACTTGCTTTTATATACTCTGATGCATCTATGTGAAATTCTTCTTCTGGGTTATCAGAGGTATTCTTGCAAGAAATCCACTCTATTTTTCCTTTTCTATTTACTAATAAACCACACCCTTCTTCTGGGTATACTTCCATTAGATCTAAATAAATCTTATCTTCTCTGTACGACACCTGGGAATCCTCCGTAGGGTAAAGAAATTTGAGAAGCTCGCTTACTTAAATAGCCCCCACTTCCGTCAGGACGAGCTTGGAATCTCATTGCACAAGAAGTTAAAGTCTTACCACAGACATCTCCTCGAGTCCAGTGTAGGCCCTCTTCTACTGTGTAATGGCTTCCTCCGATCTGGGTTGTTCTATTAACTTTCCATAAAAATCCGTCTTTTACTACATAAGCATTGTATCTTTTGTCTTGATACCCTAAATATGTTGCCGAAGTAGAATAAGCAGAATAAACCCATACTCTTCTCCAAGAAGCAGTATCGGCATCTGTAGGAGAGTTAGAAGTATTATTTATACATTTCCAGTAATTAGTACCAGTAGTAGAGCTAAGTATACCTTCTGCTGTTATCTGCATTAAGTTTGCCTGAGAAGTTGAATAATAAGTACCGGCACTAAATGAGCTTAAACTGTTTCCATTAGTAAAAGTTATACCAGTTACAATATACTCATCTTCAGGACTCATATAAAGAGTCAACTCTACTCCTCCGACGGTAATTTTACTATCGGCTCTCCAGTTACAACCTCCTACCTTATCTCTTTCTGGTTGATCTACATAAGCAGTTCCATTGTGTGTCTTAGAACCTCCTCCAGTATATTTCCACGGACAACTTCCTCCTACAACTATACGTCTTGGTAATTGTATACCGGCTAAGTCAAAGGGAGCAGCAAGTTCAAACTCTACTTTAGTGGCATCCTTTGATGCAATTCTATCTATCACGTACACGGATCGCGGAAATTCTACAGGAGGGTTTCCATTACCTGAGTCCCCCGATTCTCCTACTAAGTATTTTTTAAGTGTTGTTCTACGAGTAAGTCTTTTTCCTATAAGATCTTCATAGCCTAGACCTCCTATAGACTGAGAAAAAGTATTGTGTAGATTTGCTACTGTGAACTTAGGGCGGTTCATTGCACCATCAGAACTAATTTCAAAGTCCTCTGCATGTGCTGGCAAAGCAATATAACTTCTTGATACTCCTGTAGCGTCTCTGAACTCTATTGTAGTTAAGTCACTATCTAATCCATCTGGAAAAAAGTACGCAAAATTGCCATCAGCATACTCTAAATCGTATAGAGTTATTATTGCTGAGGATATTCCCTGGCTTTGTACGTCTTCTACTATGGCTGTCATGATTCATATACTCTTCTGAATGTTGCTGATAAATTATTGTGCCCGCTGTTATTATAGCTTTGACTAAATGTGTCGCATACTACTTTGATAGTTTTTTCATTATCGATACTACTGTCTAATACGCCGGTGACCTCTTCTGTAGTAGCAAAATCTGGTACGGTAAAGTTAAAGGAACTCACCCCATTTAAGCTGTTCAAAAATCCTGCGATATTATCAATATCCTGTTTCGGACGATTTTTGAAAGAAACATTATAAGTTTCTTCTGTATTATTTATGCCTTTTGTGCTTCTCTGCTCATATCCATCACCAAACTTTATACTACGAGTTTTTTGCTTAGCGCTACGAGTCATTCCTCTGTCAGGAAGTACACTTAAACTCCCATAGGCAGATGTTGTACTAAACCCTATTGCCATTATGCTGCTCCATAAGGACTAAGCATGCCGCCCGGTCTCTTTTGCTTTTGAAGTTCTTCTTGTACTACAGAAGCGAGCAACTTACCTATATTCGCTCCTTGTTGTCCATCACTATTGCTGCTTTGTTCTGCGCTTCCATCACCAGACATATTTACATTAATAGATACATTATTTGTACCGCCTCCGCCGTTTTTCATCTCAACAGGAATCTTACCGCCACTCGGAAGAGGTACTACAGCTTCTGTTCCATGAAGAATTGCAGGGTAACCTGCGTTTCTACCCCGTGCGATACCGCCTGTAGCATAGCCCTTCATAATACCGCCGTGTCGCGATCCAGGAAAAAGTCCTGAGCCGGAAGTTTTAAATATCTCGAGGTCAGCTACATTGCCGCCACCGCCTGCACCGGCACCGGCACCGGCACCTCCTGGCATCATCCCAGAGAGCATTCTAAACACAAGCATTTGTGTGATCATTTTTGCTATCATACCTAATACGCTCATTGCCATATTTTTAAAAGCATCTTTCATAGTCATAGTACCAGTAATTATTCCTTCTATACCCGCGGACAGACTATCTACAAAAGCATTTTGTACTCCCGCAACGCCTTTTGTTACAATTTTTACTTGTTCTTGTGCCCGTATTGTTTCATACATTGACTCTCTTTCCGCAGCACTAAAACTAGCGCCTTTGTCTTCGTACTCGTTCATTTGTCTACGAAATTCTGCTAATACCGGATTAATTGTTAACTCTTCTCTTTTCTTTTGAAGACTTCGTAGCTCTGCTTCTTCGGTACGTAAAGCTATACCTTCCATCTCAAGATTGAGTTGCTTTTTTACACCTAACATAGCAAGTTCATTTGATAAGGCTTGTATTCTGGCATTTGCGGCTTGTATCTTTGTAGCATCTTTTGTCGCATCTAAATCCGCAAGAGCTGCAAGTGCATTTGTGTGCTCTAGTTCTTTAGATCTTACTTGCTCGTCAAAACTTTCCATTTCATGAGCTCGCTTCAGTGCTCCCATATCAGCTGAACTAAGACCTGCTCCATCGACTCCCTGTACTAATGCGAGACGTTTGCGTCCGGCGGCTGCTTGCCGGTTTTCCATCTCCAGCATAGCATTAGCTTCACCTATCTGTCGTTTCTGTATATCTAGCTGTCTTTCTTTTTCTGTAGTGATTGCTTGCTGAGATATTTCTAAAGCTTCTGCTATTGTTACTTCCTGCTGAGCTAGTTCTACTGCCTTCTCTGCATTTTTATATTGCTTGGAGCTCTTCTCAACACCCTGTGTGTCTAATAATTCTTTAGCTGTGGTAGCACTTACTTGTTTTTGTAATGCCTTGCTAACAGCATTCGCCGCTGTTAAATTTGATGCCTGTAGTCTGGCTTTTTTAGCTTCAAAACTCTGACTTACTTGATCTATTTTTGCAATTTTTTCTTTATTATCTAAGATAGAGTCTTCTATTAGTAGTTGCTTTTCTACAGAAACAGCTACTATAGCTCTAAGTTTTCCCGCATCTTCAACGGCTTTGTTTGCTCTATCTTGAGAACCTTCTAGCGCCTTTCTAGCGGCTTGCGCGGCTGCAAGATCTTCTTTATCACTAGCGGTTACAAGAGGAGTTGTCGTTGTTACTGTTCTATAATTCTTATTTCTGTTGCTTATTGGTATTTGCTGTGTTGTTGTCGTACTGCCGGTGCCCGTTGAGTATTTTTTTATGTCTGCATCAAGAGCTGCCATTTGATCCTTTATCACTTGACTCTCAGGAATTCCGGCTGCTACTTGTACTTTTAATTCATAGTCTTTATTTAAAGCATCTTGTAAAGACTGCAGAGGTGCTTGGGGTATACTATTAAATAAAGCGTTTAATTCGTTGGTAACATTCTTACTAGATTGGGCCAACTGTTCAGCGGCAGCGCCTGTTTGAATCATAGCATTTGCGCGATTAAGCATTGCTTTTTTTGCTTTATCACTAGCTACTGTAAGCTTTCCTTCACTATCAAGCAGTGCTTTAAAAGCAGGATCTGCTACTATTAATGAGTCTACAGTTGTTTTAATACTTGCACTTAGCTCGTCAAATCCTTCAGTACCTTTTAGTCCATCAAGTTTTTCTATATCTTGTAAAACACCAAAAACGTTCGCTTGTTCTATAGCGTTTCCTTGCTGGATTAAAAGCTCTGTGCCTGTTAAAAGACCTGGATTGTTTTTATTCAGGTCGTGAATTTTGGACATATGCTCATTTAATTCAGAGTATTTGCTATTCAGATTCTCTACTTCGTCTTGTGCTTTTTTTGCTTCTTTTGACATAGGAAAAAATGCATCATAAGCGGCTTTACCTAACTCATAAACCAGCAGTATCATCCCTAACCAGCCCGCCCCTTTCATGGCTGTATTCATACCTTTTGCCATTTTATTTGTAGCTCGCACCATCATTAAACTAGCTTTTTTCCATGCTAAAGTAGCAGAAGATGCAGCAACTTTTGCCCCATTTGATACTGTTTTAAAACTAAAAAGGGCTCTTGTTTCGAATTTTTTAACCGCCTGAGCACGAAGTTCGTATGAAGCTCTTAAGTCTGCTAATTGTTGTTTGTTATACTTCTTTAGAATACCTGTTCGCTTTGCACCACTTTTATCTACTTGCGCTTCCGCATTTTTAAGAATTCTATTAGCATTTGCTGCACCCTTTTTACTATTGGATGCTCCTGACAAAAAGTCCATGCCGGTATCTTTACCCGTTCCAGGTTTACCTAAAGCTACACCTCCTTTTTTGGCGGCTTTATCCGCTGCATCAAAGGCTCCTTGTCGTGTTTTTAAATCATTTACTAAAGCCGAGGTGCTGTCTTTAAAAGCGGCAGTACTCTTGAGTGCTGATTGTTGGGCTATATCTGCACTTTCTTGCATTCTTTCTGCCATTTGATCAAAAGCCGGAAGCATAGCTTTTGTGATAGGAACGGCTACTACGGCAAAAGCTGCTGCTAAAGCATAAGTATTTTCACTTAGAAAATTAAGTATAGGAATTATTACGGGCATAATACCCTTTTTAATAGTATTTATTAGATCGTCAAAACTCTTAGCAAATCTCTCTACAGCAAAAGCATCTCGGTCCATAGTCTTAGCAATGGTACCAAACTTGCTTTCTGCCTCTTCAAGCACAAAGTTTGCAACAGCTTGACTTCTTTCAAAAGCGTTCAAGTCATCTGCGGTCTTTCCTATACTTGCAGCATATTGTTCTGTGGCAGGTTTAAGTCTTAGTATGATACCCAATTCGTCGAGAAGCTCTGGTTCTGCTTTTGTTACACCTTTAACTAAACGGTTGAAAGAGTCTGATAAATCCCTTCCTAATACCAAAGAAGCATTCTTAGCTGCTGTACCTAAACCTGTTATCTGTGAAGCACTTAAACCCGCGGCACTTGCTATGGCGGTAGCCTGTGCTGCTTCTTTATATTTTAATTGTCCTTCTGTAGCGTCTTGTAACGCGAGACTTATTCCTCTAAAAGAGGTACCGGTTACTGCCCCGTACTGTTCTTGTGCGGCAATAAGATTACTTAGGTTTGCAGCTTCTCTCAGAAATCCGAAAGCGGCTGTGACTGCAAAGATTTGAGCAGCAAGTACTGCGTAAGCTTGTACTAAGCCTCCGGATGCGGAAGCTAGATTTGCAAAGTTTTTACTACCAGAAGACGCGGTTTGAGCTAATCCTCTTTGGGCTTTATTTGCACCACCAGCACTTTCGCTAACGCCCTTTAATTGATCTTTTAGCACTTTGGCATCTACAGCAATACGCTTAGTTGTACCTTTATCGTCAACTATTACGTCAATATATACTTTTCTTTTACCCGCCATATTATAGCTCTATCGCTTGGCTTTTGCCGCGCGCTCTGAAGCTTTACGTTTTTTGTTCGCTTCTTCTGCTTTTTCCCTTACTAATATACTTTCATATATTTTTGCAAAGTATGTAACGTATTGTATATCTTCTATTTCATATATCTTAAAGAGAAATTCTGCAGATGACCAGTCTTTTCCCAGATACATGCCTGACATACCCTCCCACCTGTCAGGTAAAAGGTCGAATATAAAAAATGCCACTTGCACTTCAGGTGGAAATACTGAAGCATCTAGTGGCATTTTGTCGGGATCTGGCTCTTGTTCGAGTTGCTCACACAATAGCAAATATGTTTCTATAGAAACATCGGAAGTACTCTCTTTTACTGATCGTTCAAGTAACTTTATTATCTCAGTTACTTGTTCCCAGTAAAATTTTCCAAATCGCCTACTGTTTCTGTTACCCATGTATCAAACATGTTGGCATTCTTCATCAGTAGTTCTGCATTTTCTTGTGTGTAAGGCAGCTCATCATCAGGTTCAAGGCTAGAAACATCCACTAATAGAAGCTCTTCTAAGTATCGATATTTTAGACCCTTCCACCCTTTAATTACTGCTTTAGTGTATTCTGTCAAAAACTTATCATCATTCAGCTCTTCTTCAGGCTGATGTGTTTTTTTGTTAAATTTTGTGGTTACGCATCTTTTTCTTAATTTAACTAATTCTTCCCGAGCTAGGTAGCATAAATCTACATCCATGCCAATATATCCAGGGAAATCAACCGTAACAGTTTTACTAGCAGTCATTAAACTGGCTAGGGAAATAGGGGTATCGCTCATTTATGTGTCCTTTTAAAAATAGAAATAGTAAGTTTTATATCGTATAGTATATAGGAGAGGAGGAGGTTTGTCAAGAATTATTTTTTGGAGGTGAAATAAAAAAGGGGCCGAAGCCCCTTTTCTAAGTTATGCCGCGCCTACGTACTTAATAGTCGCTTCGTTCGTGCTAGCAATAGTTGAGGGTAATCCATGGAAAGAAGTCTCCAAGGAAATAACGTCCTCAATACCGTGAGAAGGAATCTCAAAGTGGGCGGTGCCCATAGCAAATTCCATACGAGGTGTTGCAGAAGCTCCACCAATCTTGAAAGCAGTACTAAAAGAGTTAGTAATCAGTGATCGTGCCCCTGCAGCTGTCATATCGTTAAAGAAGTCTGTAGACGTTCCAGTATTAGTATTGGAATCTAGACCAAGATAACACGAGAAGTTTCCTGAGATTGATCTTGCGCCTGTAACATGACCTACTGGAGTATTTACAGCTCCTAATGTTTCTGGAGTAATATAAGTAATATTATTAGAAATAGTAATTGCACCGCCTGTTAGAGTCAAAGTGTATACACCTGACCCTGAACCGGGAAAATTACTAGTGTCATTAGCTGTAATTGTGAGCTGAGTTAATCGATTACGAATAAAGTTATCCGTTGCATCTACATCTTCATATACAGTTTTAGTAGGTTTACTATCTGAAGTAAGTGTAGAACCAAAACCAGACCAGCTAATTGTAGCTAGCCCATCAATATCAAAATCAATAGAAGCTTCGTTTACTACTGCACTGGCAATTTTATAAACCTGTGGATTATCTCCTGCATCATCAAGAGAGAAGAAAATATCCGCTGTACCTAAAGTTGTTGTATTAGAATTAGCAAAGCTAATATCTAAGTCTGTAGCATCACGTGTGAAGCCGGTAAAATCATTAGAAGTATAAGTGGCATCACCTACCATTAGCGCCCACAGTACTTCTTCTACTGCGTGATGAGCTACAGCATCATTTGCTGCGCCCGAGCCTGTTCCCGCCGATTTGAACGGACGAACATATGTTGAGAAGGACCACTCGACAGGAGCAAGTGAGTCGTTGAACATTCTTCGTCCACGCTTACTGACTCCAGAGGAATCTTCCATCTCTGCCAGAGTTACCTCTGTTGAGTTTGTTGCTTGTGAAAAGCTAAATCCATCAAGTACGGGAACTTCCCAAATTGCTGCTCCAATCTTGATGTACACTTTCGTGTCGCGACTAAAATATAAAGTATCGACTGCCATAGTTTTCTCCTATGAATCTTGAAAAGACCTGGACGTGAACATTTGTTCTTGCCAGAATTTTCTAGTATTGAATCTCTATTGTTATTTCTCCAACACCTAGAGGTTCTAAAGCTCCTTCATCAGTATCAATACTGATTATAGAGATTTGATTAGTAGTAAATAAATTATTTTGCTTATCACTATACTGTAATCGTGAGTTTTCTTCAATAACTGTTTCTACGTCTTCCATTAATAAATTTAAGGCTTCTTGAGCATTTTCTTCGTTGACATAACAACGTAATACTACACCTAAGAACCTGTCCTTGTATCCGCCGGCTTGGTATTGGCGGGTTTCGCTTCCTGCATTTAAATGAATTGCAGGAAATTCTTCTATTTCATCCCAAAACTTTAAAAAAGGGTGAACATTATTTGCAACATCTGTAAGCATGGCCCCTGAACCATCAATGCCTTTTAGCTTCTCTGCTAGTGCTTTGAGTATATTAGACCTACGTGAAGTATAAGTTCTTTCTATAGTCATTACACTCTCCTAGTATATAGTCTTACTTGTACCAATTCTTTTGCAATCTCTCTTATCGACTGATCTATTAAAGCTCTAGGGTCTCTCCTAACACTGGCGAATCTAGAACCACTACTACTCTCAAAAACTTGGTAGGGGTTCTTTTGATACGTATAACCTATACTTGGTAACCCTGAACGAGTTGCTAAAACATCTGTTACTCGTACACTACTTGCGAATGTTCCTGATCTATAGTTTAGTGCGGGTGTTCCCATGTTTTTAGCTACTGTATCCGGTAGCTTTGCATTTAATAATGTCAATAGTCCTGTTACTGAAATTGATTGATTTGATCGTCGATCCTTTCCTGCTGGTCTTTGTTTAATCTTTCTTAACCGCTTTCTAGCTGTTTTAGCAGGGGCTTTCTTTTTACTTGCAGATATTGCCGTACCTTTTGTTTTCTTTTTTCTGTATTTCTTTTTTGGGTCAATAGTAGAAACAATCATTTCTTCTAAATCTTCGGGTATAGTACGAGATCCACGAAGATCTGTTATATCCATATTTCCAAGGTCTCTGGTAAAAGAGTCCATACTTCCTTTTACTATATCAGCAAACATGCCGCCTACCCAAGCTGATAAACGTCCCTTAAATTGATTTAATTCTTTCCACTCTAGCTCTAACTCTATCGTACCTTCTATGCCACGAAGTAAACTTACATCTTTTGTCCAGTCTACTTTTAGGTCCGCTCCTGACTCTACCGCTGCGCGTAATTTATCGATTAGCTCTATCTTATTTTCTGATGTAGAGCCTACTATCTTGTCTATCTTGTCTATATCTCCAGTTATCTGATAAAGAGCTAATAAAGCTTTTCTTTCATCCTGGGTAAAGTCTGGATCGTCCTCAAAGGTATCTAAAGCCAGTGCTATATAGCCTCTAAGTACACTTATGTTTTTATGTCCTAACTCGTAGCTTTCAGATAGATCAGGAAAAAGTTTTGCTGCCACCCTTTTTTGCTGTCTAAAATTAGCTTTTTTATCTACTATCTTCTTACCTGTTCTTATCTGGAAGGCTTGACCGTCTACTTGAAAAGTTTTTCTAGACGACTCTTTGTCTTTTTGAGACATCCCTTTGCTAGCTTTCTCATATGCTTTTCCAAACTCTTCGTATTTTTTAGCAAACTCTCCATCTACCTGAAGTATTTGCTTTACTTGAGGATTTCTATCAATAGCTTTCCTTAAAACCTTTGACTCTAGAAAAAGTCTTCTACTAAGAGTACCTGCTATACCTTTTACGGATCTTGGCTTTATAAGCTTAGCCATTAAAAATTCTTATACAAGTCTAAGACTCGTTTAATGTGGTCAGGAAATGCCACATTATCACGTTGACTAGTAGACGCTTGGTTCTGGATGCTTGCTGCACCAAGAGTTCTTCGTTCTTTATGCTCATCTTTAAGATAGTACGTAACCAAATCAATTACTGCTAATCTTAGATCTGCGGGGCAGGTATCGTATCCTGCCTTATAAACTACTTCTACAGAGCCAGGGCCATGGGGCCAAAACATATAGCCACCTTGATTTGTTCTTAAAATACTATCAGTACTATAATCAAAGTAGTACTGATAATCACTTGTTGTTAGTGTTTCATAGGAAGAATCATAAGAAGATCTTTCTTTTACACTTACTACTGTATTAACAGGAGTTTCTGTTAACTGAACCGCATATGTGTTCCAAGTAATATTAAAAGTTTCGGTCTTGTTAGTGGAAAAGTAGTCTACTAAACTATTCCCACAATAGGTTTTTACTAATTGACTCACGGATGGAATTAAAGAGTTCAGTCTCAAATCTTCTTTTGGAGACTGAATTCCCTCTGACTCTTTATACTCTGCTAATGTAATTAAGTTTGCCATAAATCCATTAATAAAAACCTTGGGGGAGAAAACCCTCCCCCTCAGTCTCTAGCTGTTATTAAGCTGCTGAATCGATCTTGATACAAGGCTGATCTGAGCCTGCACCGGCGACGATTTCGTTGAAGCCCAAAGATTGGCTGGCAACGATTACGCGACGCTGATTCAATACTTCGTAATCCTGCTCGACGGTTACACCGCGGAGTCGTGGAGTTACGTAGTTTCGTGCGTATACTGCAAAGGCTACTGGTACACCAGCGCCTTCTGCGGCGAACTCTTCAGAAACGATTACTGGAGAGCCGAAAACAGCCCCAACAGTACCCGTTACTTTGATAGCCAGTTCAGTACCGACTTCGTCTAAGCTTTGGAAAGCTGAATCACTTAACAAATCATAGTACATTTTTTGACTGACGATGAAAGTAACATCGGAAGGATTCAAACCATACTTACCCATTTCCTTACGAGCATTCAACAAGTCAGCACCAGTCATGGTGTTGAAAGAAGTACCCGCAGCTCCGTCACCAGAGATATCGTGAGTAATAGCGGAAGCTGCACCGTGTCCGTCAAGACCGGAAATAGTACCGTTACCTAAAAGGAAGGCCGATTCTACAGCGCGCCCGTGTGCACGTGCTACACCTTCAACCAACATAGGCATCAAGTTAATAAGAGTTTGCTCATCAACTTCGTTGTCCATAAAGGTGGTTGAGATCAAACGATAAGCATTCAAGATAACTTGCTTAGGCTGATACGTAGAGTTGCTTGCGCCGCGGTTCTCTAAAGTACCTGCGCGCTCAGTTGCACCTGCGCCGCTTGCCCATGATGCTGGTTCTACGTCTACCTGGATAGGAAGAACTGTAGACTTACCATTAACAGGGATTTCGCGGAACAAACGAGCTACTTTCAACTCATTCATGATTTCTTTCTCGATTAAACGAGAAACTTCTTGGTCAATATCGCCAGCATTAGTTGCATAGTCGATACCGGCTTTCTGTTGAAGATCTTGTGCAAAAGAAGTATTCCAACCCTTTTGAGTCATAACACCCAACATGTGAGCCTTCAAGAAATCTTGGCCCCACTTACTGACGTCAGATTTTTCAGCACGATCAGCGAATACTCGCTTAGACTCACGCATCTTCTGGATTTCTTCAGATTTCTCTTCGAGATCTTTCTTATACTGAGCAAGGACTTCACCCATATCTGCGTCTTTAGCAGAAAGTTTTTCTTGCATATCGCTAAGAAGCTTTTCGGCCCCTGACTCTACGCCAGTTCTAATTGCTGATTTAACTTCTTCAGCTTGAAGATTTTTAGCTTCTGCGTCTGCAGCGGCTTTTTCTTCGGCTTCTTGTACAGCTTTAACTTCAGCTGCTTTTTGCTCGGCTTGCTTCATTGCAATCTTTGCAGCAGTTTCCTCTGCTACCTTCTTAGCAAAAGCTTCCAAGTCGACTTCGGGAGTATTAATTCCTTCCGACATATTAGTCTCCTTTTGGGCATTAGCCCCATCCGGTGCGTCACTAGCTAGTAATGATTTTTCATCCTTAGCCAGAGACGGCTCGGCTAGTTCGACACTATTTATGAAAGTTTTTTTGAATTCTTCGTACTCAGCTAGTGAGTCAAAAGACTTCGCCAGAGAGAAAGTGGCTGCTTGATTGCAAGGAACGGATACAACCGATACTTCAAACAATTCAGCGTCCTTAATCTTTAGTCCGTCAGTTTCCGTAATATAATCAGCATCCTTGACTCGGAAACCAACAGAAAAAGCCCCAAGGATACCTTCTTTAACTAGTTCACAAACATTAGCAGGTGCAGACTTGCTAATCTTTGCTTCTAACTCCAGGCCGTTCTCTGTTATTTTAAGGCCTGTAGCTCGACCGATTGGTCGATCATAGTCGTGATTGAAAAGAATGATAGGATTCTTCTCAAAATTCTTTAGTCCACCTTTTGCCCATGCTTCACTGGAGATAGAATCTCCTGCACGATCAAAATCAGCGGTACTTGCCATACCGCGAATCATTACTGATCCGTCATCTATAGAGTGTGTCTTAAAAGTAGACGTTAAATTAAAAATTTTATCCATATTACTTCTCGTCTGTGCTCTTTACTGCTGGAGCAGGCTTTGGCTTAGGAACAGCTTTGGGGGCAGGCTTAGGCTTAGGTTTAGGAGGGGGAGGATTCTCCGCCTTCTTAATCTCTGTCCATAATGCTGGGAGACTTCCTTCAAGTGTTTGAAGTAATCTTGACCAACTGCCAAAATGATTGAGGGCCATCCCTGAACGAATAGGAACCTCGTTTCCAAGCTGGTCATAATCATGCTTTTCAAGAACTTTTCCTTTTTCAAGCATGAACATTCCAATCTCTTCTAAAATTTGGTTTCTTACTCGTAATCTAGCCATCGGTGTCATCTCCTTCTACTGGTCTACCGCCTTCATCTGGATTTGCTGCGCTACCTGCAATATTTGCTGGTACTCGAAGACCATCATAACCTTCTACTGCGTCAAACCCTAAATGGTCCCTGGCTTCATTTGGAGTGATAACCCCAGCATTTACTAATGAAGTATAATACTGTGATTGATCTCTTAACTCCGGCTGAAGCGCAGGAATATCTGTAACATCTTCTTTTAGTTCAAACCCAAAGAATCTTTCAAATGCAAAGTTCATTTTACGAACAATAGGTAAGACAGTTTCTAAGTAGTACATTCGCATATTTGGGCGAATATTTGCATTGTTTCCGGAGTCCAACATAATAGGGGGTATGCCAAGTGCTTTTAGTATAATCTTTTCATTTTCCGAAATGGCACTCTGGAAGTCTAGTTCTTTAAAGTTCACGTTTGCAAAAGAATCAATCTCTATTCCACCATCTAGGATAAGAGGTCTTCTTCCGCCTGCATCTGGTTTGTAACGAATGCTCCAGGATTGTAACATCCTTTCTTTAATTTTCTCTGATAAAGTATTTGGGCTTTTGAGTACTAATCCTGGAACGGCTCCGTTCTTAAAAAAGTTATCTTGAAAATCCCTCATTCTTTTCATTAGAATCATTGTACGAAGAGCGGGTTTTAGTCTGGATACTCCCCTATAAATAGAGTAGAAAGAGTTGTCTTTGATATGTATAATTTCACTAGGTCTATAATCAATTCTTTCATTAAAAGTAAACTTCTCAATATAAGTAGAATCACTAGCGTGTATAACCATCTTGCTTGATGGTAAGTGATATAAGTGCACTCCATCAAAGTAAACAAAGATGTTACCATCAAGCAAGAAATCCGTAATAAGATTACGCCTAAACGTACTAATATCTTGGAATGGGTTTGGTTCTTTATTCAGGAGTAAGGAGACTCGCGATCTCTTAATTCCTTTTATTACACTCGCTAAGTTTTGAATCTGAGGTCCAACAGCAGTCGGTATTTCCGCTGCATCATCTACAATGAGGTTTACACCTCTGTTTACTACTTCTAGATCTTCATACGCTCTTTCATATTTGAACGTAAACTCTCTCGAAGAGTC